AAACCCAGTGTTCGTTGCTAGAGCTTTACGCCCTTGGCATGTCATAACAGCTAAAGACGAAAATGATCAAACACGTTTGTTGTTTAAAATGCCTAACGTATTTGACACTGATTCGCCCGGAGCACTTAAAAACGTTCCGTTTATGGAAAAACTATTCGGCCCAATTTCAGTATTAACAAACGAAACAGTTGACCTTAACCTTGGGTCTGCTTCAATGATTGGTGCTATGCCGGGAGCAGGCCCGATTTATCAAGTACTAGCAACAGAAGCTGTGATTGCTTTACCTGAGCTAACTGAGTTCCTTGACTGGTCTTTGCCTTACGGTTACGCCGAAGGCGATAACGCAGTAACACGATTTGTAAACGCACACACTAACACTTGGATTAAGAGTGTGGGCCAAATGGCAGGTCTAGAAACTAACTCACGAGCAGCTACAGCAGTGCGTGTGTCACAAGATTACTTAGCTCAAATGCATGAGCAAGGGCAACAAATACCAAACACGCCAGCAGAAATAGCAGAATTTGAAGCAGAAGTTGAACGGCGAGTAAAAATGATTTACGGAATGCGAATGTTTAAATCTATCGCAGTTCCAGTATCTTTCAGACAACAATCACCGTACCAAGCAATTATCCGGAATTTCTACCGTATACAAGATGAACACGATGCCGAAGTTGCTGATTACTGGTTGTTAGAAAACCACCCAGAACTCTGGTCATTTACTGGCAGAAAATACGCAACCGCAGGTGTAATAGCAGGCAATCTAGAAGGACATATAAATTACGAACGTCACAAAGAAATAGCCGACGAATTTCCAGAGTTAGGCGGATTCGTTACAGGTTCTGTAGGCGCTATAGATGTCCAGTTTGAACGAAACCGTGCAGTACGTGACGCAGAAATTAGAGAAGGGCGTAGACAATATTTAGAACCTGCTGGTATTTTAACTGAAGCAGCAGAAGCTATCGGATGGCGCGAATACCGTGTGTTCCGTAACTCTTTAGATGCCCAATTGCGTGTACGTGTTAACAGCGGTGGTTCTGCAAGTTTAAACGCTAAATCAAACCAAGATTTGCGACGGAGCAAAGATGAGTTTGTTCAACAGCTAGGTGTGACTAACCCGAATTGGTTAGCTGAGTTCAACACTATTGGGCGTGCAGATAAACAACGACGGATTTTAGACGGGTTCAGACAAATTGTTGCAGACCCAACGTTTGCTTATCGTCCAGAAATTCCTGAAATAGAAATGTTTTTAGCGTTGCATGACAGTATTGGTTATGAGTTACAACAACGTGCTACTGCGACTGGTAATGACCAGTATTTAAGATTGTCGTACAACAAGAACGAAGATTTAGACCAACGTTGGAATGTTGGGTTGCTGCAAATACTTCAGTACCCAGACTTTGGTCCTATCTACGATAGGTATTTTAGTAAAATTGATAGTGTCTCTACCAAAAATCTTCCGGTTAGAGAATTAGTAGGAGCGCCTTAATATGCCACCGTGGTTAAACAATTTTTTAAGTGGGCTTGATCCTAGAGAAATGCTAATTCTAAATCGTTTGTTTCTTAATAACGAAAACACACGGGAGCTTACCGAACGCATAGCGGATGAAACGCCTCGTGAGGGAGAAGAATTAGCAATTGATCCAGAAGTTGAAGATGAGTTAAAAACAATAGTTCTTGAACGAGAAGCAGAAAAAATTGAAGGTCCTATAACAGAAGCTGACAAAGCTGAAATTGCTGCAAAAGTAGATGTTTCTGTTGACGATGCTCGAATTGCAGCTTTAGGAACTGAACAGCAACAAGCAATAGGAACTGAAGCACGACAAATAGGTTTGCCTGATCCTTCAGGAAGCACAACGTGGCTTGTTAACGATGCGTATTTAAGCGCTTCTATGGACCCTGTTACTTTTTCATTTACAACAAATGTTTTGCCTTACGGTAAAGGAACCTCCGGTCAATTTATGCGTGGTTCCCAAGATTTTCCGGGGATGCTTGGTACAACAGACATACAATTTTATGCAGCACGGCCAAAGGTAGAAGGCGGTGGGCGAGGTACTACGACAACTCCTGCGCCTACACAATTGTCGTGGACTTACGATCAACGCAAATTAACAAATAACTATGAGTTTATTTCTGTTAGAGAAACTAATGTGCCGTTTACTGTTAGCGACGCAATGGGTATTTACGATAAACAAGACGAACAAGGCAAACGACTAATTGCACAAGGTCTTGCTTTAGGTGATAAAGCTAATGGCTCTTACACGTTTAAAGTTTTAAGAAACGAAATGTTTACTAACCCTGAAGCAATTTATGATCGGGATGTTGTAGAAGCAGCAATTATGGAAATGAGTACTGCTGCTAGTACTAGAGCAAGATTTTTAGATAAAGGGTTTGCTGACTTAGGGGACCGTTTTAATCCAACAACTGTGTTAGATAACCCTGATTCTTTGGGTTCGTTTCAAGATGATCTTTTCGATATGGCTGTTGACGCTAATCTTGTTACTCAAATTACAGCAGATTATGGGCGTGAATTAGCTGAACGAGCTTTGTCTAACATTACTGGGTTGCAAGATTTTTCTGGTTTTAGTGAGTTAGTTGAAACGTGGACATCGGATATTCAACAAGAAAATATGGGGCGGTCGTTATCAGCGGCAGAAATACAAGCAGGGTTTGAAACTCGTATTGAAAATGAACCTATGTTGGAAGGCGCTATACAAGCAAGCAATAAGTTAGTAGCGCAACAAGCATTAGGGCGAGCTATTAAACGTGCGAATGCGAGGACTGCATAATGGGACAACGTTTGTCTATATCTCCTGAAACGTTACGAGATGTTTTAGCTGCGGAAGGTTTAACTAACGAAGAACTTCGTAACCTTTTAGCTATTTCTAGAGGCGAGTCTGGTTATTTTTTTAATGCGGTAAACCAAGATGCAGATTCAGGTGATGATTCTTGGGGTCTTTTTCAAATTAACTTTAGAAGACCTGCTGGGGGAAAGAGCCGTGCAAACCAATTAGGGATACCTATTGGCACAGCTTTTGATGGTGAAAAAGATTTGCCGTCTACAAAAGCTCTTGCAGATTATTTCTTGTTAGAAAAACGTGACGGCGAATGGCTTGTGCAAGATGGTGTCACTGAAGAAGAGTTAATAAAACGAAACCTTGACGCATTAGCCATTATGTGGACCAATCTGTCGAGCCTGCGGAATAGTGATAGGCCTTTTAAACCTTGGTCTGTGCATCCAGATAGCAAAGCGTATCGAGATGCTAGTAAAAAAGGCGCTACGGCACACGAAAGAAAGTGGGAAGAAGATTCAACATTTGTTAATGAGCGTTTTGAGGGTTTGTTAGAAGAAGGTGAAGCGACACTTTCTGCAACTGGACCTAGTGAACGTGAAATTCAACTTGAAAATGAATTTGAGGCAAATAAAGGCAACCCGTTTAGACAACGACAAATCATCAATGAAATTTTGATAGAACGCAACCGGGAAGGTTACCCTAATCCACCGGTTGATTCTGTTTCTTCTGCGGAAGAAATCGCTATAGAACAAGGGTTGTTGGATGACGAGCCAACAAATGTTGGTGATCCACAACGTGTTATAAATCCTGAATACACGCAAGACTACGAGTTTTTGCGTGGCAACCCAGACGGCGAAGTTGAGTTTGCTGGACAAACGTTTAACATTATTGACCTTATAGAAGCTGAACGTGATCGAGAATTAGGGAATTTAGTTGACAATAGTTTCTATTTTGATCCTAGCGATCCACGTTACGACGCTTGGGTTCAAGGGCTATACGAACAAACACAACATTATGCTAAGAGCGCACAAGGTCGAGCCGACAGAGAAAATAACTGGTTTAAATCTGGAGAAGGCGACGAGCTTACTGGCCGCCGTTTAGATTTAATAGAAGATACTGTTACACGAGTCGAACAGTTGTTCGATGATGCAGGAATTGTTGCAACTGAAACAGAAATTTTAGAGTTTGCTCGTGATGCTTGGCTTGCCGGTTGGTCTGATGATGCTATTCGAGATGAATTGTCAGATCGAGAAGACATGGAGTTTGGCACAGATGTCGCTTTAGCTAGCGAAATAAATGCCAACCGACAAGATATACAAAGTAAATACCGACAGTATTTAGTTGATCCTGACCCTGATGTTATTTCTGAACAAAACCGGCGGCTTTGGCGTGGAGAAACAACTCTTGAAAATATAGAGGCTGGGTTAGCTTCACAGTCAGCAGATTTATACCCTGCGTTTGCAGATCGCATTGAAGCAGGCAGAACGCCTTTGGACATATTGAGTAGCTACAGCAGTATTTTTAGAGGAGTTATGGGTTATTCTCCTGAATGGGATGGTGCTCATATGTCAATGGGAGTTGACATGCTTAAAGATGGCAATATAACTGGCGCTAATTTTGCTACGTTTTTACGTTCTACCGATGAGTACGACATGACTCCAAACGCTATTAATAACGCATATAGATTAATTGGTACTATTGGGGAAACTATGGGAGTGATGCCATAATGGCTGTCGAAAATTATGACACTGGTGTAACCCGTAGATTAGGTACAGCAGAAGAACGTCAACAAGCACGTTTAAATGTTGATCCGACAGGCACACGATTTGATGCGGCTACAGGTCAATGGACTGAAACCTTTATGCCTGAGTATGTTGACCGGGTATATGGACAAGGCGGTGGTTATTACGCACCCAAAAACACCGCCGACACTTTTGGAGCAGACGATTACTGGACAGATGTTAAAGGCGCATTTGGAGACACGGGATACGCTAATCCGTTTGGCGTTCCAGTAACAGGTCCTAACCAACCTCAAAAACCAAAAGCCCCTGATAAAAGCGATGCTTATAAAGAATATTTAGAATGGATGAAAGCGCAAGGAATACAAGGCGCTAAATCAGTAATGAAAGGATTTTTAAACCGGTTTGGTTTAGGGGGATTGTCCGATTGGGCAATGGGTATGGCAGAACAAGGGTTAAGCGGTGACGCAATTGTTATAGAAATGCGTTATGGAACAGATCCAAATGTTCGTGCGATCTATGACAAAGCGTTTCCTGCGATGAAAGCACGTCGTGATGCTGGGTTTACAGAAATAACTGAAGATGAATATTTACAATTAAGTCGTGGGTATTCACAGATAGCATCAGCAGCAGGGATAAGCCCAGATTTTTTAGAAGGTGCAGGTAAAAACGTTAAAGAAGACGGTGTTACAGCATTGATAGCTGGTGATGTTTCTTTATCTGAATGGCGTTCTCGTGTAGCTACTGCTGAAGAAGCAGCTAATGAAGCTAGCCCAGAAGTTAAAGCTATTTTAGAATCTAGATACAATTTTACGTCTGGCGATCTTGTTTCTGCTTTTCTTGACCCATCAAGAACAAAAAATATTGTTGAAGGAAGACGTCAATTAGGTGCAGCTACTTTAGCTGGGACAGCACAACAAGTTGTAGGTTCTGCTCTTAGCCAAGAGGCATCTGAAGCAATGTTTAATTTAGATATACAAGCACGAGAAGTAGCTCAAACGTTGTCGCCTTTAGGTGGTTTAACTGAATCGACATTAAGCAGCCAAGGCATGACAGCAGACCAACTTGCTGCTGGTAGGTTTGGTAATGCTATGGGGCGGAAACAATTCCAACGTAACTTGCAAGGTCGTGTAGCTGATTTTGACCGTAGCGCTGGTATAGCTATTAGTAGCCAAGGTGCTTACGGTTTAGGTGCAGCCGACGCATAAGACTTGACAATTAGTATTAATTGTTTGCTATACTGATTGTTGGTTGGCCCCAGACGGGCGAGCTAGCCAAACCCCTCCATCTGAGGTTCCACCGCCAAAGATGCGTTACAGGATAGGTGAGTGACATATGACAGATTCCGACTCCACTAATTTTGGTGAAAGCGGTGCTGCCAGTACATCTGAATCTGAGCCGAATTTTCGTCGGAAGTTAGAAAGTCGTGCAACAGAGGCTGAAGCGAGAGCCGAAGCTGCTGAAGCAAGATTGGCTTCTTACGAACGTCAAGACACTTTTCGTTCTGCGGGAATTGATTTGACCGATCCACGAGTTAAGTATTTTGTGAAAGGTTATGAAGGCGAACTCGATGTTGACGCTATCCGTATGGAAGCTGAAGCTGCTGGGTTTTTAAATATAGAGCCTTCAAACCAGCCAGTTCCTAACGACATGTTAGTAGCTGAACAAAGAATACAAGCTGCTGGAGAAGGCGGAGATCCAGTGTCACCTTCTAATCTTGAAGCGCAAATTAGAGCAACAACTGACCAAGATCAGTTACGAGCTTTGATGGAAAGCCAAGGGGTTCATTGGGGCGCAACCGCCTAACATTTAATTATTGGAGTCCTCACCCTAAGGACTTCAAGTGGCATATACAACCACCTCCACACTTGACGATCAGGTAAAAACGGCGTTCGATCAGGTTGCGTACTTTGCTTTGCGTTCGCAGCCTTTGTTTGAAATGTTCGCTGACGTTAGGTCAACAGCCCAAAGCCATAATGGTTCGGGCGTTCAATTCACGTTCTACGCTGATATGTCGCAGGCAACTTCAGCGCTTACTGAAGCGACTGACGTAACTGCCGTGGCGTTGACAGACAGTGCAGTAACCGTAACTCTTGCTGAGTACGGTAACGCTGTCATCACCACCGCTAAGGTGCGTGGAACATCGTTCCTCAATGTTGACGCTGATGCGGCCAACATTGTTGGTTACAACATGGCTGACTCGATGGACAAAATCGTTTCGGATGTCGCCAATGGCGGCACCAATGTAACGCATGTCGGTCAAACAAGCCGTGGCGCTATTACTGCTACCGATAACTACACCGCTGCTGAAGGCCGGAAAGCTGTTGCACAGCTTCGTGGCCGTAACGCTCCGGGCTGGGAAAACGGTAACTACATGGGCATCATCCACCCTGACGTTTCTTACGACCTTCGTGGAGACACAGCGGTGACTGACGTTATCCAGTACCAAATCCAACAAGACGGAGCGCCTGTACGTGCAGGTTCAATCGGCACCTTCAACGGAATTACCTACATCGAGAACCCTCGTGCTGGGCTAATCGCTGATGGTGGCGCTAGCAACGTCGATGTTTACCAGACCCTTATCTGTGGACGACAAGGAATTGCAAAAGCATTCAGTCGTGCCCCCGGATTTGGACCTGATCCAAGCATTGTTGTTGGCCCTGTAACTGACACTCTGCGTCGGTTCAACCCAATTGGCTGGTACCACATGGTTGGTTATGGCCGCTTCCGTGAAGCGTGTCTGCAACGTGTAGAAGCAGCATCAAGCATTGGCGATAACTCCTAGTTAACGCCTAAGAGAAGTGGGGGGCCGGGTTTTCCCCCTTTCCCCGGTCCCCCACGCTCCTCTGCTATTATTTAAATCATGCCTAAAGTTAATGGAAAAAAGTATCCTTATACCGCCGCAGGTAAAAAGGCTGCTGCTGCCGCAAGGAAGAAAAAGAAGAATGCAAAAACCAAACGGTGACGTAACTATTAGGCCTAAGCCGATTCAAGGAACGAGTAACACCAATGGCTAGTGGTCTTTATGTAGAGACATTTGAGGCAGCGTTGAAGAACGACCTTCCTCTTGATATGGATACTGACACGTTTAAGTGCATGTTAGTAACTGCGAGTTACAGTCCTAATCTTGAAACTCACACAAATAAATCAGACGTATCAAACGAAGTTTCAGGTACTGGCTATACAGCCGGTGGCGAAACTCTTACTGGTGTCACAATGACTAGCAGTTCCGATGGAACGGGCACAATTAAATGGGATGCAGATGACGTATCGTGGACTAACTCTACGTTGTCTGCTGTTCGAGCCGGAGTTATTTACGATGACTCAGTGACGAACGACCGTCTGATTGCATACATAGATTTCGGGGGAGATTTCAGCACAACGTCAGGCACATTCCAAATCCAATGGAATGCGGCTGGCATCTTTACCCTCGACCTAAAGCCGTAGGAGATCCCAATGCCAACAGCTAATTACCCAACCTCTCTTGATACAAGCTCAACGCAAGTAACTCCGGGTTCGACTACTGATTTAGACGCATCGGGTTTTGAACACGATCAAGTACACGGCGCTGCTTCTGCTGCTTTAATTGCTTTAGAAACAAAACTTGGTATTACTGCTTCGCCTGCCGCTGACGCTGACCAGTACGCATTAATGCAGAAAAGTGGTTCTGGTACTGACCCTTCCACTACATGGTCAAAAACTATTACTGGTTCCACTCTTGCTGGTGCGACTTTTACTGGTGCCATTGTCGGCGGCGATCAGATTATGTCGGCGGTAGTTCACAAGGACTATGCCGAAACCGTATACGCAGGTGGCAATACGACAGGTACACTTACTCTTGACGAAACTAATGGCAACACACAAACGTGGACAGTTTCAGCGAACTGCACGTTTACGATGCCTTCGGGCGCTGGGTTGCAGCCGGGTACTACGTTAACACTGATTCTTACCCAAGACAGCACAGGTGGCCGTACAGGTGCATTTACTGGTGTTAAGTGGGCTGGCGGTTCTGCCAGTGCTCCTACGTTGACCACTACTGCTACTACTGGTACAGATATTCTTTGTTTTGTTACATTTAATGGCGGTAGCTCACCAGTTTGGTATGGGTTTATAGCTGGTCAAGACTTCTCGTAAGGATTACTAATGCCTTTAGGCGCATTTAAAACAGCTATGTTGGGTGCTGCCGGTGGCGGTGGCGCTAATCATTTCATTGGTTGGTGGGATTGG